ATAATCCAAAGGTGGTGGGGTTAAAATCCCACCACCCTCTTCTTTTTAATTATGTCAATACCTAATGGAACAAAACTTATTTCTATCTGTTTAAAAACTATAAACAGACCTGAAACTACTGAGTGGACTTCAGTAGCTGAGACTTTTTTAGATATGTCTTTTAATCGTGTAATGCAAAAGCTGCTTGACTTTTTGCCCGTTAAAAGAACTTCTGTTTTTATAACTGAAACTTTACTTGAGGATAAGACTAATTCTCAAATTTATTTTGGTTCTTTTGATGGTACGTATATAGAATTGTTTGTCGGACCAAATAAAAATGTTATTTGTATTCAAGAAGCGGTTCAAGCCCTTGAAGATTGTTCTTGGTATAAAGAAGGTATTCCTGAAGGTATATGTTATAAAGCAGGTAATATTTATTTTTTTAATAAAGCTGATATTACTGGAAATACTATTATTTTAACAATTTTTCAAAGAGCTCAAATAAGTACACATCAGAGTACTGGAGCGTTAATTACTGCAGTAGATGCTGCTTGGGATTATTTGTATAATGATTTGCTTATGCGTTTAATGATTTATATAAATGATACTTCAGATAGAATAGCTTTACAAAGAACTTTAAGAGATGAAGCTTATCTTGATTTACAGAACTATTGGGTTAAGCTTGCAGATACAGGAATTTTACAAGTAGAAGGATAATTTATGGCAGATACATATGCAGGAAGTGTTATATCATCACTTCAAGAGTCCACTCCTCAAGATAGTGAAAGTATTGGAAATGTAGGAAAAGCAATACGTCAAATCAAACGTGTTTTGCTTAATTCAGCAGTATCTCCAAGTACTACAAATACTGGAATACTTGGTATAATTGATGGTAAGATTCAAGCCGCTTTCGAAGCTTATAAGGCAAAGTTTCCTATAGGTTATATTTATATAGCTGTTCCTACTTCAGGTCAAACCTCTTCAAATCCTCAAGAGCTTTTTGGTGGTTATTGGCAACGTTTGGAACAATGTTATCTTGCTAATGCTGAAAATATTCCGACTGACGGTGAGAGTACAGGTACAGCTGTTCTACAGTATCAAGACCGTAATGTAAATGATGCAGTACATTTGTATGGCTGCTCTACCAGAACCTCAACAATAAGCCCGCTTAATTCCGGGATAACGAGTTATACTTGTTTAAATTCTGGCTATTTTCTGTTCACGGCATCTTCAGCAGTTGCTATAGATATTACATTTGGTGGAGGTGGACTTCCTAATCTACTTAGTGTAAAGTTGGTGCAAAATCAAAGTTTTGGAATACCTGTAATCAGAGGTACAATTATACAACGCGCTGACCAGCAAGCGATGACTGCACTAACTAACTCTGTATTTTATCAAAGTAGTGATTCAGAAATAAATAATCATAGCAAATGGTTTTTTGATTCAGACTCTGCGCCTATTTCTTGGCAAGATACAAATCCGTGGAATTTTAAAACTCTTGCCTGTGAAATGTGGGTAAAAATAGGTAATTAACAATGCCTGAATTAGTAATACCTTTAGCTTCTGGTATGCAGCTTAATAAAAATAAGTCTGCTACAGATTCTTTAACGTTCGCACTTCTTGAAAATGTCACGCCTTTTGAAGAGGAGCTTCATTTTGACCCTACCTGGCAACCATTAGCTTGTGCAGCTGATAAACAACTAGGGGGTATTATTGATGGTTATTTTGCTTGGTATTCAGGACAAAGTAAAGTTTATACTTTCGGTGTTAAAATAGATAAAGATATTTATCTATTAGATAATAACAGTTTAACAAAAACATATGGTGACCTTACTTTTGCTGGGCATCTTTTTATGGGTTTAGCTACTGCCTATAGTACTAACACAAAAAGTGAAGAAGGATATAATTCTTTTGGTGAAGAAGACCCTGGAGATTGGGTATATTATTCTGACTATCAAGAAAATGCTACTCTTCAGTATGCTCCTTGGGTGTATGGTTTAGTAGATACAGCTTATATTACTAAACCTGGTCTTCCTCTTACAAAGATAGGATATTTTACTGATGAAGATGATGTACAGCATTTCGGCGCTATTTGTCTTCCTGCTTCTTATCGTGATGAAGACGATAAATTGTGTTATCTTTCAGCAAAGTATATTATAGCTACTAACGACCGTTTGTTCTTAGGTCATTGCTGGGAAGATGATATTTATTATCCAACGCGTATTCATTGGTCAGATATTAACAAACCTGAAGACTGGGCAGTTAGTTCTACTTCAGAAGCGGATTATTTTGACCTGGGTGTAAATTCATTAGAAATTACAGGATTAGCTTACGCTAATGCAATTCTTTATACTTTTACTAAGAATGCTATTTGGCGTTCAGACTATGAAGGATTTGAAAATAAATTTAAAACAACTAAATTAACCTCTGCTACTGGTAACATTTATCATTATGCAGTAATTACTGTAAATGAAGTAGTTTATTTTATAGGAAAAGATAATTTTTATCGTATAGATAATACTACTATAACACCTATAGGTGATGCCATTTGGACTTGGTTTAATTTAAATAAAGCAGCAACTGCTGTTACTCCAATTATTGCGCAGTATGAGTTAAAGCAGAAAACTATTACTTGGATATTTCCGCGTAAAATGAGTGATGGTACTATTGAAAAATGGGGTTTAAAATATAATACTGAGACTGGACAATGGTCTCTTAGAGATACACAGATTAAACAATGAGTATATTTAATGATGATTATCCGGTTGAAATTACTCTTACTATTCAGGATTTGCTTCCTGGAGGTAAGTTTGAGTCTGGTCGAGGTCTAACTTATCAGCAAGCTTTAAATGCTGATATAGGGCAAACTACAGTAAAGTATCCTTGTTTAGGACTTTGGCAAGAAGTAGGGCAAATAAATAATATTGTTTTAGTAAGTGATAATACTATATTTGCGCCGCAGTTTCCTGCTTTAACCTCAGCTGATGCTATAATACCCTCCATATATAAAATTGATTACCAAGACCCATTTGCAGGGTCTTATGGCTATTATAGACCGTGGACTATTCAGACTAATCCGCTTTGTTTAAATTCTTTAAAATATATAAAAGAATTAAAATCTTTTAGAGTTGCTTTTACATCTGGAGGTGCAGAACCAGATATAGTTGCACAGAGCTATATTCAATTATATGTTAAAGCTTACAATAATTTTAGTGATTCCGCAACGTTTAAGCAAATACCTTGTTATGTTGATACGCACGGACATTTTATTTGGTATCTAAGAGAGTTTGCAAATAAGAAAATTTTTGAATTTAAACTAACTGGCTCTTGCGGAAGTTATTTTGGGGCATCAAAAATTTCTTCTATCTCTTTAGAATATGACTCTACGGAGGAATCACGATGAGGTTTAGGCAATTTGTACTTTCACCACAAAGGCTTCGTGAAACTGTTTATGCTTGGCTACGTAGAGAGCTTGATAGACTGTTTGATACAGCTTATGTTAATGCTCAGTCTTTGGGTATTAATTCAAAAGAAATTCAGATAAATGAAATTACATCTTTACCCTATTATAAAGAACAACGTTTTCTTTTTACTGAGGCTATCTCAGGAGAAGTAAAAATTTTAGGAGAATTTACAAAAGAGACTTTTCTTATTTTTTATACTAAAGGAAGCGGTTCACTTAAATTTGATAATCAATCTATTATTTATAGTGATGACCAAATTATAAAACTTTATGTAAAAGATATTAAACCTTTAACTTTTATTCAGCTATGATAGAACGAATTAAAACAGTAGAACGTCTTGCAGAGTATGCGCCGCTTCTTGTAAAAGAATACCACGAATATCGCAGGCTGTTTGAACAAGACACAACGCAAGAAGTTTTTATTTCAAAACTTTTTTCTTATTTCACAGATAAGTCAAATCTTTTCTTTGGACGTATAAATAATGGAAAACTTGACTTCTTTGTATGTGCTACAGCTTTGCCTTGTAAATACAAAAATGTAAAGCTTGTTTGGTTTCTTTATTGCAATCCTAAATGCCATAAATATACATATGAATGGTTAGACCTTTGTAAAGCTTATTGTCGTATGGAAAAAGTAGATGAACTTAGATTTATGACAAACCGCCTTACGCGGTCTTATCGTAGGTTTGCTGCTCGCATTAAAGCAAAACCTACTTGGTTAACTTATAGTATAAATCTCAACGAGGAAAAATAATGTCAGGTGGTGGTAGTTCCAGTGAATCACATCCAGTAAGTGCACCTTACGAAAATAAAGTAACTTGGTCAGACCCTACAACAAGGTCTCTCCTTACTAATCTTGGTACAACTTTAAATCAACAGATTATGGGAGATACTGTTGGTGATAGCCTGCACCAAACGTCAGCTAAAACTCTCCAGCAACTACAAGACCCTGGAGGAGTAACTTACCAACAGAATCCATATGTTACTTCAAGCTTAGATGCTTTGCGTGCACAAAATCAACAAGACTTTCAAGACGCTTTTGCTAAAGCTTATAGTGATGTTCAAGGTTATGGTCAAGGTACAGCTTCTCGCCGCCTTGCTCAAGAGTATACAAACTATGCTAATAAAGCAGCTCTTCAGGAAGCCCAAACGCGTCTTGGACAGTATAACACAGACATTGAAAATATTAGGGAAGCAGCTAAACTTGGTCTCGGTCAAGATGCTCTTGGTAGACTTGGCAGCCTTGTAATCAATCTTGGCGACCTAATGAAAGAAACTTACGGTACAACTCCTGTACAGTCAAGCTCAAGCGAATCTTACCACGGCGGATTAGGAAAATAAACTATGATAAATAAAAATACAGCATCTCTTCTTACTGGTCTTACAATGCCTATAAAAAATAAAACAGCTATGGGTGCGTTAGATAATACTATGGACGCTACTAAATCAGTGCGTGTTCCGACCTCATTGGCTGATGTTCAAGAGCAGTATGCTCTTCCGTCAACTGGAAGTAATAATCCTTATTTTGGTAAAAATTGGATTGCACGAAATCTTAATTATCAAATGGGTTCTCCTATCAATGATAATTATCTTTCAGGCAACCCAGCCAAAGTAGCAGGTCAATTTGCTTCGGCTCTCGGTTCAGGCTTAGATACAGCTGGCTCTGCCCTCTCAGGGCTTGCTGGCTCTGCCAGTTCTTTTCTTCCTAAATTAAGTTCTCTTCTTTTCTTTCTTTAACTTTAGCAATTAGAATTATAAGTTATGGCTATAAATACAGGTGATATGTTTGCTGATGCAATACTTAATCGTGCAGCAGACTTAGGTCGTAGTGCAGTAAATACCGCTCACGCTTGGAGTTCAGGTCTTGCAGCTTTAGCAGGTATGCTTCCTAAAACATTTACTAAGGGTTTTACTCAAGCAGGACGTGAAACTCAACAAGGGTTAGCTAATGCAGAAAATTATCTCTTTAGTACTAAACCCATTGATTATCCTGCAACAGAGGCTGCTCTTGATGTTGCTTCAGTTATTCCGATGGGGCGTGCCCTCACTGAAGCTGCCCTTGGTGCAAAAGCTTTAGCGCGCTTAAACAATGTAGAAAAAGTAGCCGGTCATAACCTGTCTAAAATATCTAAAATATACGACCAAGCAAAAAAATCAAGAGTTCGTTATATAAAAGAAAACGCAAATCGTAACTATAAAGGGGTCTTTACCTCAGCACAAAAAACTTATGACGATACGCTCAAAGCACAAGCAAAGATTCTTAATCCTATAGAAAAGTCAGCCCATCAAGCTATGGCTATAAATACCACTTATCCCATAGCAGCTACGGTTGCAGAGTCCATTGATTCTCGTCCTAATGTAGATACCTCCCGCTTGGAAAATATTGCAAATGCTCGAATTGCTCAAATGGCAGCCCCTCAAGAAAGCGCGCTAAGCCCTGAAATTCAGGCTTTGATGGCTATGGCAAGGCAAGGGCAAGGCTCAAATTCCGCGCCTGAAAATGCCCCACAGAATGCGCCTATGGAAGCCGCCACTATGGTAGAAAGCCTTCAAAATTCTCCTGCAGATTATGACGATATTCAGCGTAGAGCTTTAGCAAGCGGTTTAGAAACTCAGCAAGCTTATAGAGATTATCTTGGCGGAATATTGGATAATGCTCAAACCAGAGAAGCACTGCTTAAGCAAGCAATTAAAGACCGTTACAATCGCTTTCAACAAATAAGTCAAGAAAGAGAAGATAGCCCGCTTGCTTGGCTTGGTCACATTGCTTTCTTACCTTACGCTTTGCGCCATAATGTAACACCATCTGAAGCTTGGAATCGTTCAGTAGTAGCACAGATGTCAACCGACCCCGAAGCATCACGTGCCCAGGCTACAATAGAAGCACTTGCACCGTCGATGCCCACTGAAACACAAGCGCGCGCACAGCAAGCGGCAACTGCTGCACAGCTTTCAGAAGCGGCTTCTCGAGCAATAAATGCGCAAGCTAACATAGCAGCTTCGATGGCTGGTATGGGTAGTTATGGTAGACCTGCTAAAACTGTAGATAAAATACGAATGCAAATACGTGCAATCGAAGCAGCCCTACCGAATATGACTGACCCCACACAAAAGGCACAGTTCACGGCAAGACTGACCGACCTTAGAAACTACCTTAGAAAAATGTGATAATATGAACACGATACCAGTAAACTACAATCAGGCGTACGAACTAAAACAAAAGTATTTTCCGCAGCTTTCAGACCAGGAGGCGGCGGAAAATCTTAAAGCTCTCACAAGTACTGATGATGCTGAATACGATTATAGCAGTCTCTACAATACAAATCCACTTATAAAAGGTAGAGCTGCTATCAATCGTGCCATTTCAAGTGGTTACGAATCCACAGTAGAACCTCTTATCACAGCCGCTCTTGGTGACACCGCAGCAGGTAGAATAGCTAATAAAATTGGACGCGGTATAGCAGAAGGACTTCCAGAACTGGGAGCAATAATTGCTACCCACGGAAAAGGGGCAGGCAAAGCCACTCGATTCCTTGGAGACCTTGCAGCAGGCGGCTCAGCTTTCGCTCAAAGATACGCGGAAACTGGAGACCCAACCTCCTCAACAGTCGCCGCTCTTTCAACCGGTCTAACGCCCGCGGTCTACGCTGGGGCTTCAAAGGCGGTGGGTAAGCTTCCGTCTTTAGCCACCTCACCTACGGCTTCCACCGTGACTTCAGGCGCACTAACCAGCCTCGCTACCACAACACCCGACATCGCCTACTCTCCCCGCGCGGTTTCCGCGCCCTCTTCTTCCCTTATTCCAGTTAGAACTTACGAACAAAATGTAGACATTCTTGATGTACCAGAAGCAGCTGAACGACTTTCTGAATTTGCAAAAAGTCCTGAAGATGTAACAGCCGTTGCTATAGGTAGTATAGTACCTGATGTTTTAGTAGGTGCACAGGCGCGTAGTAGACTCAAGACTGAAAAGCTTAATGACTTAGCTCGTGCTAATATAGAATCAGCTACATCTGAAACAAAAAACTATAGAGAATATTTAAATGAAAATAATATTCCCACACCTAAATTTGCAACAGAACTTGACCTTAATAATGCTTATACGCGTTTAATAACTGAGGGTGGTCAATCTCAAGTTGATATTATTAAACAGTTATTCAATAACGTTAATCCTTCAAAGTTAACGAAAGAAGAGCAAGCCTTTAAAACTCGTTTAAATGAGAACAAGCTAAATCCTGATGACATAACTTATATTACTCGTCCAGTAGATACAATAGAAAATAATTTTTCTCAGAAAATTTTAAGCGACCTTGATAGAGTTATTTCAGATACAGAGCTTACTTCTTATGAGCCGAAAAAAGAAAATTGGTTTTCACAAAAGGTAAGCGGAGCTTTACGTTTACTCAGTAATGCACATCAAGCTACTGAAGCTATACCCGCTGCTCGTGAAGTAATTGAAACGTATGCAAATCAGCGAATTAACGCTGATAATAATGTGCGTTCTGTTATGGAAAAGCTTGGTCAAGATGAAAATAATACAAGAACTACAACTGACTCATATAATAATATTACTAATATTGTTAAACGTTTGAATAACGATTCAAGTTTTAATAAAACTATTGGCGACCTTATGTATAATCTTAACAAAGAACTTTATACAGAAACGGTTAATCCTGAAACAGGTGAGCTTATTCGTACGCGTAAAACAATGTTTAATGATATGCCCAGTCTTTCAACTGAGGATATTATACGTATGAGCGGAAATAGTCTATCTACAAATGAAGCTACTTTCATTAAGCGTCTAATCTCGACACCACTTGAAAATGCGAAAAATATTTTTGATGCAAATAGCACTGTTGCACAAGTAGCTACGGCTGAACAATTACTTGGGTCTTTTCCTCAAATTAAAGACCGTGCAAGTGCTCTTCGTTTGTCTGAAGACCTTTATAAACAAGCGCGTTCCGAGGTATTTACCGCATTAAGAACTGATAGTATACAACATAATAGACAAGGTTCAGCTCAAGCTGTAGCAAATCTCACTAAGTACATAGAAGACTACTTGTATCAAAATGTTGCTGATAAGTCTGTTATTCATAATCAAGCAGAAGCTTTAGCTCAAACTATTTTTTCTTCTGAAAAGGCTTTAGCAAAAAGCTATATGTATAATTCTATGCTTGGATACAGTTCAATGTCAAGAAGAGGTGAAAAGTATGGCTTAGCTTATAATGATAATTCAGGCAGCCCTATATATGAGGGCTTTTCAGATAAAAAGGCTTGGGAAAAGCGGCTTAATGAGCTTAAAAAGGATAATAGCATTGAGCCTACTTCTATAAAAGAAATAGATAATACAGCTATTGATTATACTAATTACGACCATCTTTCAGATATTCAAGCTGAGAATTTCCGACGTGAAATAAACAGCATTAGGTCAGAACTTAGAGATTATCTCGCTAATACAAATGTAGATTTAAAACAAATAGACCCCGATAAAATACTTTCTTCTATAGCTGATAGAACTGAAAATTATTTTAAAGAGGCGCAAGGTTTAATTTCTCGTTCTAATCTTGAACTAAGGCAGAGTCTTAGGAGAAAACTTGTAGCCGGTGCTAAAGGCTCTGATATAGTTAATAATGCTATTGAAGCGGCTCAAAGCGCAGCAAGACGTGCGTCCTATATAGCGGATAACGCAAAGATAGATTATCTTAGTAGAGATAAAACTATTACAGATAATCCTGCGATAAAAGATTATCTTGACGAGAAGCGTCGTTATATGCTGAACAATGAGTTATCTGAATGGGCTCCTGCACGTTCTTTAGCAACTATGTATTTCTTGGTAGGTTCATCAAGTTATATTTTAGCTAATGCTTTTCAGATACCTACGTTAGGTACTTCTCTTTGGAGAAGTGCTACTGGTAGGTCTCTTGCTGATTTTGGTAAATCAGTAAAGCAAGCTTTTTCAGTAGTAAAAGATTTTAATTCTCCAGTTACAAGAACCTTGTCGAAGCAAAGTAAAGAGCTGCTTCCTTACTTAAAGTCTCTTGAAGAAGCTAAAGTATTTGACCAACATTTTACTGATGAAATAACGGCTCTTAGAAATTTGGAACAAGGTCTTGATGATATTGAAAATAAGCCTACTATACAAAAGCTTATAAATAAAGGTTTATATGATACGACAGATTGGCTTACTCAAATCATAACCGCGGTTGAAACTAATAATAGAAAACTCGCGGCTACGGCTTATCTTGTAAGTGAAAATAACTATAAACCGCTTTCAACTCGTTCAAAACGTGATGTTCAAATTGTTCTTAACAATGCAGCTAAATTTAGTAGAGATGTAAACTTCTCGGGTGGTAGAGCTCAAAGACCGTTAGCAATACAAAGGCTTGGTACTGGCTTCCTTCACGGAGCGGGTCTTACTGGAATGACTTTGGCTAACTACGGCTTGAATCTTGCTACTCTAATAGGTAAACAAATTCAACAAGCAGTTCCAGGTTTGTTAGACAAAAGAGCTATTGCAAGTAAATCGTATAAGGAAAAGCTTGACCGTACAGGTATATTTAAAACCTTAGCAATTCTTGGTGCTTTGTCAGGGGTTAAAAATCTACCTGGTATGAATTTATTTAATTCTATTGGGCAAGCTATAGGTGGTGAAAATTATCGCCCCTCAGAGTGGATACCGCAGCAAGCTGGAAATCTTATCGAGGAGGTGCTTAATGTTCTTGATAAAGACGAAGAAAATTCTTCTGATGAAAGTAAGCAGTATAAACAACAGCTTAGAAATAAGCTTGTTGATATACTTCAATTTGGTTTACCTGCTGCAGCCAATATTCATTTGCCTAACTTGAGTAGTCCTGACATTTTGCCTATCAATGCTTTAGATAATCCTACATTGTTAGAAATGATGGGGGCAGCGGGACAAGCCGGAGAAAAAATTGTAAACCTCTATAAAGGTTTGCGCACTCAAGATAAAGACCTTATTAAACGTAGTTTGCCTACAGCCTTTAATCAGCTAACAAATACAGCTACACTCGCAACTCAAGGAACTTTGTTAAATACAAAAGAAGAAGCTATAACAAGTCCTTCTTTCGACAGAACTGCTCTTGAAACAGTCTCTCCTTTGTTTGGAGGAATACCGTTGAGGGAGGCGAAGGGGCGTGAACAGATGTGGAAGTCGAGTAGGATTTCGAGGGAGGCGTCGGCAGCCCGCACGGAATTTATGCACCTCGCGGCGTCCGCGGTAAACGACCCGAAGCGGTTGAGGCAGATATATGACAGCGGTGTAAGGAATGGAGTGATTGCCGAAGATGAGACCGCCTTCGCGGAAGCGGTGGGTGAGCGTCTTGCAAAGCGCGGTGAAAAATACATTGACAAGCCGAACCCTGTAATTAGAACTGCTATTGAAGAAGCTATGGCACGCTATGGGCAGAATCCAAAGTATTTGTCACAGCTTACGAAAATAGAAAAGGCAATAGAAGTTGCCGTTAAAATGGGCAGTCCTATTGCCTTGGAGAGACTCTTTGATAGACTTGAAAAAGTTGACTTAGAGAAAAGCTATTGGATAGAACGCGGAGTATCGCCTGATATTATCGACGCATTTCGCGCGGAAAATCTACCTATATCAGAAACTAACTTAAGAAGTTTTCTTCCTGCTAAGTAGTTTTCCAGCTTTAACCGCTTCATTGCGTTCTATATTACGCTGAATTAGCTGCTGCGTTGCTTTACTGCACAGCCTGTCAAGTTCGATGGGCTGTGCTTTTTGCTGTATAGTTGGAGAGCTACTCGGCTTATAACTAAGCAGGAGGTCGAAAAGATTTTCAGATTTAACTTTATTAACCGCCTTTAATGAAATCCAAGAACTGTTTGCTATATCAGGTTGAATATGTTTCTTTGTAGTAAGGGATTCGAGCAAAGAATTTATTTCTACCAGCATAAGGTCTCGACCAAATTCTTCTGCTATTTCAGAAAGCTTCCTACCTTTTTCGCCGCCCTCAGCTATAAATTCCTCTATTCTATCCTCGTGGGATTTAAGCTCATTTCTGCCCATTGCCTTAAATAGAATAGGAAGCTTGGCTTCAAAATCATTAAACATTTTATTCACAATTTCAAGCAGGGCTTTATCTATTGCTTTATCGAAGCGGAGAACCGCCGATAAGCACATAGCTACTTTAAGCATAAGAACGTGTTTTGTTGTCCAGTAATGCTGAAGAAGAATATCTTTAGTTTCCGCTTCCATCTGTATGTCCATATAAAGTTTAGACCAATATTCTTTAGCATCTTCAGTAAACGTAAATTGTCCACAGATACTACGGATTACTTTAACGTCTTGCTCGAGTTCCGCCCAAGCTTCTACCTGTTCACCGCTTAATGATGGGAACGGTACATATTTGCTACGCTTATCTTCATAAACAAATATCATTCGTCTTGCAAGACCTTCACTTATAATTGATGCTTTCATTTTTTCTGTCAACCAATCAGTAGTACAACAGGCTAATAGAGTTACGTAGGGCTGTTGAATCTTTATTGGGTCTCTGTTTATTGTACTATATTCATAAGTAGGCTCGTCCCAGATGGCGGTAAGAATATCTATCATAGATTGATTTCTATGTTTACCGCCTATAAATTCCTGAAGCTCGGTCACGAAAGCGGAGACTTGATGAAAGTCAAGGTCAATGTTGTTATAGCTGAATTTACAAGCATTCAGGGAAAGAGCCTGTAGCATTGCTTCTCGTGTCATTGAAGCAGGAGAAAGCGGAAAGTCATCTATAGTACGAAGAAGATTCTTACCAATATTCATAGCTGAAGACTTCTTCATACCAGGTGAACCAACCAGAACAATATAAAGGTTTGGATATATGGTAAACACACCTTGTGGTATATAGCATTTGCGTCCAAGCAAAGCTGAAAGGCAGCTTACCATAGTCCAAACGTGATAATTAGTAGGCGGTTCTGTTTCTTTTGTATAGTCGTAATATTTTCTTATAAAGTCCATCGTGAGGTCTCAATTCACTTTTAATATTTATTGCTATCGTTCAAGAAGAATCATAAGATTAAGGTCAAGAGCTATAGACAATTCCTGTCTTGCCCCATACGAATTTTCCCAGCCTTTAAGTAAATATATTCCTTGGCAGTTAAAAAGTTGTCTTTTACAAGCGTCAAGAAGTTCAAAATATTCTTTACTTTTCTTTTTAACTTCTCCGTACTTTTCAAGCGCAGCTCTACCATTATGAGCAGGATTGTATGGATTATAACCTAAAGCGGTTAAATACCTTTCCGCCTCATCAAACGATTTTAGATTATAGTCAGGCTTACCTGACATTGGTCCAGATATAAATATTTGAGGTATTCTTGGCGTCTCATTTACTATTGTATGTTCCATTTATTTCCTTTTCTAAATCTTGTATAATGTCTTCAAGATAATATCTTGCTTTTTTATAATCTTCTAAAGCTTTCTGCTTTAACGTTAAACCGCGTTCCTGTTTCCTTCCCGCTCGAAATACGTATTTAATTATATTTCCAACTGAAAAAGAACAACACCTTACTACAGGTAAGATGTCGTTTCCGTTAGGGAGGCAATAGTATTCAGGTTTAATCTTATCGCTCATCTCCGTTACCCTTAATAACATTTCTGCTCTTACGGTCTTCAAGCTTAGCTATATTTTGCTCAGCTATTTCTTGAAGTGTTTTAGTGCTGTATCTGCTTCTCAGAGTGTCAAGGTTATGAAGAATGCTAAACAAATAAACAAAGCTTGTGTTTAAATCTACCCAACTTTTAAATAAACAGGCTATGGCTATTATCAATTCGTAGTCAGGGATAGCTTTCGACATAGGCTTAAATTCTTGAAAAAAGTTTACAGAGCTACTAACAGAATAATCGAAATGCTTAGCTTTATAGTCTATAATATTAGCTAAAAACCAAAGAACATCTCCGACTTCTTTTTCGAAAAGGGTAATATCAAAATTTGTATCTCGTATTCTTTTAGAAAGTTTACCTGAAAGTTCTCCAAGTTCTTCCATAAAGCCAAGATACAAATAGTCTTTGTTATCTGACGATGGAAGGCGGAATGTTGCTGCCTTTTTTATGTACTCTTCACTATTCATCGTTTTCCTCCGCTTCATCTCTAAGGGTATTTTCCATAACTTTACCCATATAATAATTAACAAAGCCTGAGATTGTTCGTTTTTCCTCGGCAGCTTTTTCTTTTATCCAAGCGTATAGGTCTGCATCTACTGTTACAGACATACTCTGCATTTTTGTTCCAGTACTTCTCATAATTAATCGTATAGTTTTATGTCTTTTGTTAGGTTACCCCAGCTTGAACCAAGCTGAGCTTCAAATTCTATATTAAAAGTAACGCCCCAAATAGTGAGCGGTACGTAGCAAAACTCTTTAAAGAGCTTTTCAAATTCATCAACTTCGTCTTCGCGAACAAATCCGCAAAGCTCATCGTGTACTTGATTACAAAGCTTTAAAAGAAGGCGGTCACCTTTTCGTGCTCTTTTATCGTAATAAAATCTTTCAATTACTTTGTTTGTAATAAAAGCCGTATGTACCTGAGGCAGATACGAGCACATTTCACGGCAGGTTGTATTATCTGCGCGTCCAAAAAATTCACGCACTTGACCATTAGCAGCTTTAAGAACAGGATTACTACACATACGGGTATGAATAGCACGATGATAAACCCTATAATCATATCTTTCAAAGAGCATACTTTGTATTCGTTTACATTCTTGCGGTGATACATATAATTCTCCTTCACTTATTCGAAGCATATTATCAGACATTCCATCAAAGCCGAGCATATAGGCTGAGCCGTGATTTACCGCCTTAGTTATTTTATAATACTTCTTTCCCTTTGGGTCTTTCAATAAATGCTTATTCGCTATAATTTCCGCTTGAGACATTTTGGTGAACGGCTTTCCAGTAAGAAGCTGAAGAGCAACCGTTTGAGCCGGTTTAATTCTATGAAGAATATCATTCATCAAAGTATCGTGACCAAGAGCCTTAAGACAAGCTCCCATAGTAACTGAGTCAGCTCCTTCAAGGTCAGCCTTCAACCAAAGATACCCATCTGGTGGAATAAATAGGTCTCTAAAATTCTTATCTACGTTCTGTGGCTGGACACCCTGCTCGTGAGCCGGCTTATAACCAGAGCTGCGACCAACTTTCGTGCCGCAACAATTGAACGCCCAGTGACACACGCCCTGCGGGTCGGTCTCAATCCCCTCCAACCCGCTCATACGCTTATGCAACTTCCGCAACCGCGACGCCACGCGCAAGGCGGGAATCTCCGGGTGCTCGCCCGCCAACTTGTATACGCCTAAGCTATCCGCCGTCTCTTTCGCCGACCGCGCCCCAAACTTGTCTTTGACTGCCTTTAGCTGCTGAGGCAACCCGAGGTCTCTGTAGAGCCAGTCTTTCATTTGTTTGGGTGATTTAACGTTGATAGGCTTACCTGCTAAGTCTGTAAGCTGGTCTGTTGTTTCTTGTATTTCTTGTGAAGTTTTAGCCTTTAACGCTGCAAGTTTATCTTGGTCTATTCTACAACCATTGACAGCCATATACTGATAAGCACGACTTACTCTAATGTTAAAGTCATAATGTCTTTTAGCATCAGGTCTTTCTGCAAGACGCTTATTAAGTTCTTCATAGCATTGATAACCTACAACGCAGTCAAGTCCATTATATCTAAATTCTTCCCAGCGCGGAACTTTACCGCTTCGAGCTTCACTAAGCATACCTTTCCAATAAGTATTATCCGTAAGCATTGAACTGGCAAAAGCAAGTGATTTTTCCATAGATGGATACAATTCCCAAAAGGAAAACATTGTATCGTGATTTAATCTTGTAAGAATACCATACTTTCTAAACAAAACGTATTGGTCGAAATGTACTGCATTATGCCCGCCACATTCACAAGTTTCAAGAACCTCTTTCATCTTCTTAAAAATAATAAGTTCTTCGGTAGGAGACCAAGCTCTAAGCTGTGTACCTATCTTGTAGTGTACAAGAGGTACAACTAAAGCTTGAGTAGAACTATAAGCAAAACCTATACAGGTCATCTTACCTGTTTTAAAAAGGGTTTCAATGTCAACGTAAAGAAACGGCTTTTCTTTCAAAAAATAATCAAGATAATTTATTACTTCAGTGTAGGTTGGCGTATAATTTATTTCATACTGAGGTTGACTCCAACCATTTGTGCCAAGTCTAAAAGCTTTCTTAAAGTCGTGTTCTACAAGAACATTCTGAGCATAAACTTTAAATATATAAGCGGGGCTATAAGTACAAATAGAAAGACCTCCAGTCTTTACATTATTAAAAGGAGCACCGCGTTCATCATCAAGTGATAAATCAAGTCTACCTTTAAGGTATTGCAAAGACATCTTACCTAAACCTATTGTTACGTCAGGTTTATATTCTTGCATAAAGGTATCAACTTTATCGTTAAGAAGACAAGCTTCATCATACACATTATCACCAAGGCGGAGAACTTCTACGTTATCAAGATTAAAGCCTGCTCGACGAAGCCAGCCACAAAGTTGATTTGCAGCCGCTCCTTCAATAACAGTATTCTGTCCTACAAAAGATTTTTTATCTATTAGAACCAGAGTTTTCATTTTCTAAAAAAGTTTTTATTTTTCTATAAGCTGTTACCAAATAGCGAGTATCAAGTAAATCAATTTGCACAGGATTATAAATAGTATTATATGCGCCTTGAGTTACTCTGTAAGCGGTATCAATCTGTTTTGTTTTTCTATTATAGACATACTGATATGTTTCAGTATCTATAATAAGTACTTGAATACTATCTTTATCCGATGCAATTCTTGTTATCATTTATTTAGTTCCTTATATAACCAATTTTTACCGTTTAAAATATGCTTTTCATCAAGCTCAATACCTATAGGAAGTCTTCCTGATTTATAAATAGCAGCTAAAGCTGAACCACAACCAGCAAATGGGTCAATAATAGTTTGTCCTTCAAAGCTAACTGTATCAATAAGCCATTTCCAAATTGAGCTTGGTTTACCGAACGGGTGTTCAGGACTTGTTCCAATCGAGTCAGCAAGTATCCAATTAGTAGAACGTTTCTGAGCAAGCACTGCCTTTGAGCTTGCTCTCATAATACAGCATACTTCAGTAGCTTTAGTAATATTATATTGAGCGGTTCTATTTATACAAGGTGAAGTTTTACACCAAACAAAATTCCAACGACACGGAGTCCAACCATATTTTTTAGCCCAAGTTTGTATCTTTTCGTGGTGGTCAAGGTCATACCACATACAAAGAAAAGACGTATCCTTTGCACATTGCCGAGCAACATCAATAAATTGTTCTATAAGAACAAGATTATTATCTACTTGATGCGTTTCTTTAACTCCCTCTATACTTTCTGCATTCATAAAATTGTCCATAGAAATGCCGTAAGGCGGGTCAGTTATTATATGGTCAAATTCTCCTTTAAAGTCAAAAAGTTTTTTAAGAGAATCACCTTGATTATAGAATAAGTCTATTGTTTCTTTAGAAACAAGTTCCGCTTTTGGAAAGAGTTCAGCCTCATCAGAATTATCTACAAAGTTAATACCAGTAGTAGGTGATTCTTGCTTAGCAATTACTTTCACGGGCTGATTTTTCTTCTGCTTAAATTTCATACTTTCAGAAAGCTTTCGCTGTACTTCTTGTCTCTTTTCTTTAAGCAACATTTGCACTGCGTCAGTAATGCTTTCACATTTCCATATAACATCATCTTTATTTTTAAGACGCTTCGCTACTCTAAGCAGTGCACTTACCCAAGTTTGACCTACCCCAAAAAGAGCTGCAGTTTGTGCGTGAGTCCATATACCTGCTCCTTTAATATTCTTTGCCAATTCGTGATAAGTAGCAATACCTAAAGCTTGCTCTTGCCAAGTCATAGACTTACGCTTTACATTTTCTTCTATCTCAAGAAGTTTAAGCTGGGCTTTACTTACAGTTTTTCCTTCTTCAAGAAGACCTTTATCTCTCGCATACTCTTCATACCTTACAAAAGGTATTTCATTATATTTTGAATCAGTCTTTGCAAGTAGTTTAAAGGCGGCAAGTCTATGACCACCTGCAATAAGAGTATTATCTTCAGAAATAGTAATAGGGTGAATAAGTCCCTCTGTTTTGATAGACTCAGCAAGAGCTATAACGTCTTGTTCTTTACACTCTCTTACTCTATTATCTACTTTAACTTCGTTAATATTAATATAGTCCATACTAAACTTTCTAACTTTCTAACTTTCTAACTCCCAAGTATAAATTTCACCATCAGCAGTAAATTTATATTTATTCAAAGGCTTAGCTTCTTTCCAAAAACTAACTTTATTTTCATCGTTAATATTTTCTGCTATATAAGGTTGACTATACTTTTTAGGTAGAATACCTAAAAGCTTACGCTCTACCCACATACAATCTTCATCAGGAAAATTAGAAACTAAACACGTCTCTCCAATTACTACTTTTATGTCAGTAGAAAACTGTTCTTTAGAAATCCAATTAAGTAAATTTTGTATAAATTTATCTCTAACTTCATTAGAGCTAAAAGACCTTTGACCTATAGCATAATCTTCATAAGAATTAGACCCTCTTAAATAAAGAGCTGTTCCTCTTATTTCAACAGAATCAATGCTTCTTGTGTGTTCGTGCCGTGCAAAATAACCCTCTTGCTCTAAGACTTGTATTGCAATAGCACGTTCAAACTTTACAATCCTAATTTTAAGTTTCTTTACCATAGTCTATACTTAAACAGCCCTGCTGTTAAGCAGGGACTGTCTTTAATTTTTCTTATTGTATTGCAGGCGGAACAAAGTTGTCAGAGTCTTTAATTCTCATCATAGCTTTAACACTATTCTGTTCGTCTCTTCCATCTTTCGCAGGCTGTATGCCAAGTTTAATCTTAACATACTTGCCCTGAATATCTTCTATGTCAAGGTCAGCATCTTCATCAAGACCAATAGCATCAGCAATCATTGCCAAAGATTTATTCGGGTCATAGTTCGGAGTTTCAACCAAAGAAACAAAGTATTTAAAAGTAAGTTTTCCTTTAGTGTTAGGAAGGAAAGAACCATCTTTCTTTGTTACTTCTTCATCAAGTACTCGACAATTGATTTCCAAGTTCTGACCATCGCCATTCTTCTTAGGTTTAATTTCTGCATTCAGTTCCGCGAACAAAACTTGTTCAGCCAAGACCGGAAAGCCGCGTTCAACATCTTTAAGTGATTTTGTATTTAGTTTCATTTTATTACCTTTATTTATTGTTTATATTTGTACCATAACATTTAATGCTATAGTACTAAAGTTGTTTCATTAAATTATCTTTTTGTTCTGAGAATATAAAAGTTTCAGGTAAGTCAAAGCTGCATTTGCAAGTAGACAAATTTGTAGGTCTTGTTCTTACATAATAACCGCCTTTCTTACCAACACCCGTTTCAATATAAGTTTTCCAAACATTAGAAAAATACATTTCAAAATCTTTCTTCATTCTACCGCCTATACTCAGGTCATAAGAAAGAACTCTTTGAGTATCAGGGTCAACTGTAGCAGTCTCGTGAGCAATAACAATTATATGTTTATCTCTATCTTGTGCTTGTATCAAATTTTCACCGAGCCATTTAAGATACCTACCATAAGTACCCCAATCCTGTATCTTCATTTGAGACTTAGGATTATTAGAACCTATAACATCATCTTCAAGGGCTGCTACTGAAAGAGTAAGGCTGTCCCAAACAATAGTTTTTACTTCCTTGTCTTCTACAACGTGAGCAAGCAAATCCATTGTATTAGCCCAAACTTTTTCAGGCTTTACTCGTTCACCCTTAGCATTAAAAAAAGGATTTACAATTTTAATATCCGCCTGCACTTCTTTAGGAAGCTTTTTGAAACAAGCTGTATTCTTATCAAAATTTATAAAGCAAGGTTTTGGAAATTGAGCCGCTATTGTAGACTTACCTGTTCCAGGTACACCTTTAAGAAGTAAACTAAGGTATTCTTTTTGCTCTGTATAATTTGTATAAACTGCCATAAATTAACTTTCTATTACCATTGTTTTATCGTGAGGATTCCAATTATGCTCTACATAAGAAGAAAAAAGTACATTTTCTCTTGCTTGAGGTACGGTATTACAAGCATCATAGAACGGGCACTTACCGTATTTAGTAACACAAATATCACGCTCAATCATTGCCCAGGTAGTTTTACCTGAAATAATATTAAATAACCAATTCTCTATAGTCCTGAGCATAAATTTAGTTTCTTCTAACCATTCTTCTATTTGCCAAAAAGAAAAAGGTATCTCATAAGTTTCAAACTTAACTTCTTTAGTACCAGTACATATAACATTAAGTATAACTCCAGCAAGTGATTCACCCCATTGTTGTTTTACAACATTATTAAGAGCTACCCAATAACCAAAGAACTGATTGCTTCGTAACTTATCATCGAGAAATTTATCACCAAGCATACTTGAAGTTTTATGGTCAAGCACCCAAAGCTTTCCTTTATACTTTACAACAGCATCAACTCGACCTGTCCAATAATGTTTTGCATTCTCAGTTTCTTGTATAAATTTTTTAATTCCAAGTTCTACCGCTCTTACTATTGTACCTCTGCCATCTATATCAAGTTCAATAGCTTCATAATTATGAATAAGATTTTGCTTATAAATAAACCAAGCTGAAAGAGTTTCTACGCCGCGTTTAATACATCTTTTTTCATCAAGCCACTTATCAATATTCAATTCCGTAGCACATTCAATAAAGGCTTCTACCGCTGTATCAAGGTCTTTACCTTTCATAAGCTGTTCAAGTCCCGCGTGAATAGATGTTCCATAGTCAAGAGCAAGACTTCCTTTACCTTGAGGGCGGAGCTTTAATACGTGAGCAAGCAAACCTTTAACAGGGCAAGACCAATTAGTATACATACTATTATCCATTGCAAGCTCTCTGTTTTCAACTAAGTGTCGAACAAGCTCGCTGGATTTAATCTGATTAAGTAATGGTATTTTCATATTACAATCCTAATTTTGCTAACAAATCATCAGTGTTTATTTTAATAGAAGACTTAGTCTTACGAGAAACAATACGCTTAACCGCCTTCGGATTTTCTGCCGCTTCATTTAAAGAACTTAATAAGTTTGAAAGTTCCTGCTCATTCATCTTACTAATATCTTTATCTAAAAAAGATTTAAGCGGGTCATTACTATCATCTATATTATAATCATCATAAACATCTTCAGGTTTAATTTCGTCCATCTATCAATTCCTTTAATTGTTCTATTGAAAATTTCTTTTTAACTCTATCTTCATAAGAGTGTATACCTAAATCGTGCAAGCGTTTTACTACAGACTTCCAAGCATACACTGTCATATAATTTGGAATACCTGTTTCAGGAAAAACCTGTCTTATAAAAGCGTAATCTTCCGAAGGAACGCTCAACGATTTTTTCTCTGTCTGGGTATCACTCGAATAAAAAACTTCAGAAAGACCGGGCATAGTTAAATAAGGGCTAAGCCACCAGAGCATTAGCTCTGATGACTGTTGCCGTTAGAATTAGAGATTGCCAAACAAAGACATCTGAGCCTGTCTACGCTGTTCGTCCAAAGCTTTCTTAACTTCGATAGCCAGAACTTCAAGCTTCGACTTTTCGTCTTCAGGAAGAACAAAGCCGTACTTTTCAGCAAAGGCTTCAGCCTTACCCGACGAGAGCAGAGCTTTCGCCATCTCCATACCCTCCTTAGTAACACGCTGTCTCGTAACGACCAACTCAAACTTAACGTTCGAAGCCGTTTCCTTAAGCTGTGCAAGAACGTCGTCCCAGTTGTCTTCGCCCGCCTTTTCAGCAACTACACGCTTAAAGTAATTCTGTTCGCTTTCCGCATACTTAACAGACTTACCATCTTCGGCGGTCGTCTTCGCGCGTTCAATGCCCGTGAGTTCTTCAAGCTTAGCGCAAACCGCTGCACGAACTCTACCCAAATGTTTATGAGCAATAACGTGCTGTGTAGCTTCTTTCAAGCAAGCACCAACGCAACCTGCAAGCTGGTCAAATTCCTCAACAGTGTTGAAAGGAAGGTTAATATCGAATTCCAAACCGAATACATTAGTGGTTTCTTTCATTTATATACTTTCTTTATATTTGTTTATTGTTTAATCCGCCTACTTTTGTTCAGCGAAAAGTGAATTTAATGATTAAGAGCCCAAGCCCTTTTCTCATTTTGATATGCAGAGCATAGCAGAAATATTTTCAAATTGCAAGAAATATTTTCAAAAATTTTCAAATATTTTTTCTTTCTATTTAAAGCCCATTTCAGCCCCGCTTTTTCTTGCCTATCCTCTTATATAAGGCAGCCTATAAAAGCCCTTTCCTGCCCTAATTTTGCAAGCCCTAAAGCCTTTAATCAATAGGAATTTCGAGCCAGCCGCAAGCTGGACAATAGTGCATTCCATCAGATAGTGTTTTAAGTAGAGCTTTACACTTTGGACAAGTTTTAAACTTCCCATCTACCTTTTTATATACTTTATTACTTGGAAGTTCCCCCTCTTCATTTATCTTTTTACCATTTCTTTTCATATTAAATCTTTCCTGTAGTTAATAAACTAATTATTATAATAGTTAATAATATTCCAAAAATAAATTCACCTTTATTATCCCAAGCCATAATAACTATGCCTATAACATAATACAATATAGAATTTATAATATGATATAACCAATAGCAAAAAGCTACCAGACCTATAACTAAAAGTATATAGCCTAAGCCTATAATACTTAAATCTAATATACTATATCCCATTACATAACAGGTCTAAATCTTCTAAAGATTGGGTGTCTTGGCGCATCACTATAAGTATCGCAAGGTTGATACTTAAAAGTAATAATCTTACCTACCAAAGCTTCCTTATCAAAATACATTCTCTCTTTGAGGTCAGTCGTGAATCCCGAGACCCAAAAGGTATGAGGGAAAGCGGGGGATTTGACGTGGAGTGCGCCAATAAGAGGTTTCTCCGCCTTACCAAGCTGGCTCGAACTCCGAGTGGTTAATCCGAGTTCGTTGGTTGTGGTTTCATTTAAATTCTCCTGCTCATATTTATATCCAATTACAATTCCCTCCGCATCTACAAAAGGCTTCAGCTTTAAACACTCTTGAGATTTTAAAGTGCTCCGCCCACCTTTATAATAAGCAGTCGGGTCTTTCAACATAGCACCCTCATAGCCTTCAGCTAATAGTCTATCAAGCTGTTCTTCAACATCGGCGCGGCAATCTACATATTTGTTAGGTGCTACCTTAAAAGGTAATCCTTGTAAGCAATCCACCGCCTCGGCTACAAGAGTATACCTCATTTGATATGGAAGATTAGTATTTCGAATATCAAAAGCATAACAAGTTATATCATCTATCCAACCTTTATCATAAGAATTACAAAAACCTGCGGCAGTTCTCAACCCGCCTATAGAATTAGGTGCAACAAGTTCAAATTCAATACCATTTGGAAGTTCTTTTACTAATTTCTGTAGAGCTGAATTTCTAAGCGGCTTCAAACTTGCACTAAGAGCAACACTGTTTTCTACTATAACTCTTATACCATCATACTTAGGTTGAAGTATTTTTGGATAATCAATTTTTTCAAGACTGCCTAAACAGTCTATTCCTTTCATAGGTCTTATCATATCTAATCTATCTTTCTAATTTCTTGTCCAAGTAAAAACATCTCCGCTCTGACTCTTAGTTATAGTACCTAGAATATCTTCTTCGTGAGCCTTAATTAAATTTTCATATGAATCCTCCAAAATGAAAAGTCCACTCGTAGTCTTTCCAAGTACCCTATAATACATAGAACTATCTCTACCTATAAGGTTAACTTTCTTACCTATAAGGTCATCTGTAGGTACAAAAAGTATCTTTTCTATACCCTTAGCTATCTCTTTCCTTAGATAAACTGGATTGCTACTCACCGTAATTAAAGGGTCAGTATCGAATGTTTTATCCCTCTTAATAGGTAAAAACAATGTTCTATGGTCTTCACTAATAGTAAAATTTGGGTGGTTTAGAATCGTTGATGATTGTTCTATAGAACCTTCCTGTTCCAGCACTTGACAAATTAAAGCATCTTTAAATATAGTCATTCTTAATTTTAAATGTGTCATAATTCTACTTGTTCCTCTCTTGATTCATTAAATATTTGCTCGAGCGTTATTGGGGTTTGCTTAAAGCAAACTACTGATTTCAAAAAACTCCAAACGTCTGGACAATACCGCTCAAGTATACCTAAAGATTCTATATCAAGTGTTGCTCTTATATCGCAACAACTTCCAGTATTTTTTATACTAATATAACGATTATCTTCAAATGAAAGCTGAACTTCATTTAAATAATTGTTCATATAAGTTCGAGCAATATGTTGGTCAATAAAAATTCGACCTGTTTCATATATTATATTAGACATTAGTCAAGCCTCCCAAACATATGATTACCTATAACCTTTTTATTTTTAAGTGCTCCCGCCCAATAAGGTGTACATTTTTTATAAGCATAAAAATGTGTCCAATTATCAAGCGGCGTCAGTTGCATTTTGTAGAGCGTGGTGGCGAGCTCAAGACAGTCGTGGTACTCGGTGGATAGGCGTTGACGGAATGATGTTCTCCGCCTTGCGTACTGCTTGGGAGTGTTCACGATGTCAAGCGGTGGTTTGGAGAGTTGTCGGGCGCGGTTGAAAATTGTGGTGGCGACCGCGAGCTTGCCGATGTAAGGTTCTCCGCCTGCCTCCGTGTAGATGGTGTCCGCGAGTTGTTGGGTGGCGGGGTAGTGGTTGTTATATGAATGAATTATCGTGCAGATAATTCCCGCTGTCAATGCTATGCTGAGGTATTTATTCATTTGGTTTCCACCCTTCTAATATTTTATTGCACTGCTCTACGTCATCTGGGCTAAGACTTTTACACTCCGGACTGAGCATAATGTTTACATCATCAAGACCAACCTGTCTTGTAAGACTGTTTGAAAGAAGTCTTGGATTGAGTACGTGCCGCGGGTCAAAAGTGATTCCCAAGTCTTTATTCCATACTCTAAAGTCTGGAACATTGTCCCAAGCTTTTTCTCTCCAAGACAAACCTTGAATTGCTACCCCGCTTTTACCAAATGGAGTGCCTTTCACTTCCCAATGCAACGCTGAAGCCGGTCTATTGTCTGCTGTCCTTTCTTGTAGTAGCTGCATAGCTGTGAGCGGTTGCTCTTCTTTCCGCTTAATAGTGAAGGGAAGTTCCGCTTTCGGTTCAGCTCTGATTACTACCCAACCTTGTTCGGCTTTCCTTATTCGAACACGGACGTTCTCTTCAGCTGCAACTTTTCTTACAGTTGTAAGTTGACTATCTGTAGTAATAGTATAACTATCACCAACGTTCATTGCTCTTATGAGCTGTCTTACTCTATCTCTCAATGTCATTTTGTTTCCTTCTCCAATCCGCCCTTGCTACGAGATGCGGTGTTATTTGTTCTATTGCACTAAGCACATTAGCTCTTGTTATTGTTCTAAGTGTGAAAGTAATTTTAAGTGCTCCACAATAAGTGAAAAGAATTATCCAATAATTCTCTCCGTAGGAAGCGGAACGAATACCGCCTACAGGTATATCGTCTACTGCAAGCGTTTGTGATACCGGCTGAAGACAAAGAATTTTGTCTATCAATTCCAGCAAGTTGTAATCATCATCAATATTTATTTTTGTTAACATAATAGTCCTTTAATATTAAATGCTATCGTTAGCTCCGCTCAGGAATAAGCCACTCTATATCGCCATCTTCTACTGCATCAAGCTTAAAACCAAACTCAGAATCCTGTTCGTCCATTTCATCTTGAATGTCGAAGTACTGTTCCAGTTCGTCTCGATGCTCAATATCATCTGCTTCGTCGGCGGTGACCCACGCTATATCAAGCAAGTCCTTAAAGTTGTCTCTCAATACATTGTACTGTCTTACAAGCGTATTAAAATCTGCCAAGAGCAGTTCATATTTTTCTTGCGTAGGTAGATGACTAATGTCGCGCGGCGTTTTACGCTTAGTAAGAATGTCCATATCATATGCTATAAAACTATTCATATTTATATTTTCCTTTCTCTGTTATTGTGTTTAGAAAAAATCTCATTAACCGTCTTGCTTCTATATAAGTCAAGTGTTGATAAAGAATATCAACCTCAGGGTACTGGCATTTAAACAATCCTTCTTTCTTTGTAAATATTCCAAGAGCTATACCGCTTTTACCGCGTTGGGCGGTAATAGTATACCTTGGAAGACAACTGTTTGTCATTAAGTCAATGCTGTTAAAAGGTTTATCTTTTCGAGCGGAACAAAGCGTTAAAAAGTCCTGCCAAAAAGATGTAGAATTACAATCATCTATACACCAATTACTCACTGTAAAATCCTTTCAATATTGTTAAGCAATAGTCCACCGCCCTAAAGAGTTCTTGTACGTCTTGACAGCCAAAGGTCAGTCCAACAGCTGGTCTAACATCTTCGACCGTATTCATAGCAAGATTAAACCTTATTTCATTTTTAACGAAAGGCGGCGTCTTAGTCGTTATAAAAACAAAGGCGGGTTTGTCTTCAAACGATATAATATACTGTACCATAGCATTAGTAAGGCTGAGCTTAGCTATAGTACTTTTAAACTGTTTATCGTCCAGAGTTTCCCACTTCCACTCTGACTGTACTAAATTATTATTAGTCTCCATTTCCAAAAAACGTAATATTAAAATCTTTTTGAGTTATTATTTTAGGTAGCCGTCCACTACAATAAATATTTGGTTTACCTGTTAGTGCTATAGACAGTAGTTCTACTGGTCGGTATTTACTGTCGGAAAGAACTTCCATTCTCCAACGCGGTGACATAAGCAGCTCTTCATCAAGACATTGTTCAAACGTAGACTCTTTATTGTATTCTACAAGTACCCAAATACCTCTTTGGTCTACTATAAACTCTTTAATATAACCTTCAATAGAATCTTTCTTGTGTTTCTTTATAAAAGAAAACGATTCCAGCTCATCTAAATGACCTATGAATATAGGTATTTTCTTACGACAAAAGCCGTAAAAGTCTTTCTTCATAGTCAACGCCGCCTCATAATCTACTACTTGTAGTCCTTTTCGATGCTCGTAGTTTCCATACAGGCAGAGACACTGTAGCAGTTCGTGCTTATCGTTAGAACTTCTTTCCATAAAACTTTCTCCTATGTAATTGAGTTAACATATCTTTATAAAGTCGCTTGATAAATTCAACAATTACTTTACCATCACAGAGCGGATACCAGTATTCACCTCTTGTTACAGACAGCTTTTCAAATACCCACTGAACTCTATAATAGTTACCTGTACAATCTATATAGACTCTACCTGAAGGCAGCACTCCTTTATACTCATATAGGTATAATTCAAGCTCTCCATTGTCTGCCTGTAAAGCGGTAATATCTCTACGAATAGTCTTCCATAAGGCGGTGTTTTCCCGCCTCGTTTTATGTACACTATATGTAATCATACTATTCTTTCCCATTAAAGTTCTACTCTATCGTAATACTTTTTCTTAAGATACCACAAGCCGTTCACAGGCTGTTCAAAGACAGTCTTTAGGAAGCGGTGCAAACGTCTGAAGCCGTCTTCATTTACCTCAAATTCAGACTGTTCAGTCAACCAAACATCTTTGTCTGAAAATATATGTGCACAATTCATAGAGCGTGCTATTTGAAAAGAAGTATTTCCAATTAGTATTTTACTAAGATATTTTATATTAGTGTCATAAACAACGCGGTATGTATTAGGTGCAAGTATAGTGAAGTTAACTTTAAACCACAGCTTAACTGAATAGTCAAAACCTTTCCTGTCAGAGACTTCTTTTTCAGAAAAGTCTTTGACGAACTTTAAAGCCGATGACTTTAGTCTAAAGCTTTCAGCCAAAGCCGTCTCATCTACTCTAAAGTATTCTCCGAGATGAAAGTACAAGTATTTTAAACTGGTCTCAGTAAGGTCAAACCATACACCCTTTCTAAGCCAAACGTCAGTACTCGTAATAAGTGGTGTAATTTGACAGGCTTTAGGCACAAGTTTAAACTTAGGTATATCTAACATAGGTATATTAGAAGACACACGTGCCTGAAAGCGGTCTTGAAACGGTTTAGTCTTTATAGTAATGTAAAACTCTTTCATAGTTATTCCTGTTCTTTTAAGGTGTATATATCGTCTGAATAGTTATTGTCAAAATCTTGACCAATACACCACATCATTCGTGCGAAGTCTTTCAAAGGTAGTATAAGACTTTTTTCTACACCAATCCACAAGCTTTGCTTGACTATTGTAGCAATATGAGGCTGGTCTTTTATAACTACATTAGCGCCAAAGTAGTCGGTAATGTTAGTCTCAAAAAAGACTTGCACGTATCCATCTTCCAATAGTGTAGTTGGTGTTTTTAAAGTAACTTTCAAGTACTGTTTCATAGTGTATTTCCTTTCTAATAGTGTTTACAACCCTAAAAGCTGTGCTAAAGCGGCAAGCTTATCGTCTGAAAGAGTTGAAAGCCGTGAGACTATTTCACGTTCAACCGGTTTCACGGCGCGCCTTTCAGACTTACAACCCGCCCCGCGCGTCCCAACGCTTTCACGCGGGCGGTACGTTTCGATATCTTGCCAACTCAACGTGTATCGTTTTTTGCCGTCACCAACTATGAGCGGGCGCGGGTCTTTTGACTCAATCCACACGCTTTCAGCCGGTTCACGACCTTGCAAGGGCAAGCCGTCTTTATCACACTCAATAGTGTGTTTAGTATGTTTAAAATACCTTTTAAAGGGGCAACCTTTGTCTAAAACGGCTAAAGGTAAACCGCGGGGAATATTCTCTCCAGTTAAAGCCTTGACTAAAGCTTGCAATTCGTACGAATATGGAATAGTTTGTCCGACTGTCTCAAATGATAAAATCATAGTAAAAAAGATTAAAAGATTGAAAGAGTGGCAAGCCCGCCTTTAAAGCGGGCAAGCCGTTGAATTTACATACCAAGCAAGGCTTTTATTTGTGCGAGTTTGTCGGCATCAATTGTCTTGCATTTTTCGGCGAGTTGTCTTGCAAGTGATTTTTCGGCGGGTTGCCTACGTTCGAGTTTATCAATCGAATAGGTAACTTCACGGGGCAAGCCTTCGTTTTGCTTTTCCGCAACGTCAATCACACGTGAGGCGTGCTGTCTTGCTGCGGAAAAAACTTTATGCGCAATAATTTGTTTTTCAATAAATTCTACAAGTGCACTTTCCGATTCAAAATAGTCTTGCCACGCTTGCAAGTTAGCTGGGAATTTTTCGATATAAACTTTTGTTAAAACGTCGATACCTTTACTCTTAAGTGGTGTCTTGCAAGTAGTATCTATCGTCTTGTATTGTGCTGTCGACTCTTCAACGGCACTGTTATTGTCTATGATATTTGATTTTTGCATATTATATCCTTTTTTAGGTGTTTATGATGATTAAAAAGAACCTTTAAAAGCGGATTGCCTTGCCTTTAGCGGGTGGGCGGTGCGTTCTTAAATTTTTATGCTCTCCATCATTCCAAAAAATTTTTTAAAGTCAATAAAAAATTTTCAAAAAATTTCATTTTTTCCATAACTTGCCTTTTATGAATAATTTATGATTGCAAAAATTTTCTTTTTTATGAAATTTCATAATTATTTCCTAAAAGAATAAATAATTCATAATTGATTATAATATTTTCCTTATAGATATTTTTCTATTATTTTATAATATATTATATTTATAATACTTATATTATAATAAATTTTAAGCATAAATAATTAAAAATTATTATTTCTATAATAATTTAATAAAATATAAATTTATAATATTATAGATAAATATAATATATTATAAATAATGATAAATAAATATAAATAATGATAAATAATGATAAATAAGTATTTAATAATAGAAAAATCAAAAATTCATCTAAAATTATTTTGTTCTTTCATAATTTCATTATTTAAATAATTTCGTCCTTTAATTTAATGTTAACACTTAAAAATAATATATTCTATCCTATGGAATAATATTAAATATTATATTATATTATTAATCATTTAAATTTATCAAAATAATATTAAATAAAAATAGGAAATAATTTTCTGAAATAATAAAAAATTTTTTGGAATAAAAAATAATTAAATTATTATAAAAAGATTTTTCTTAATTGATATTGATAAATATTGCTTGCAATTGCTTGCAATGGATTGCAATAATCCGCCTCCATTAAGAGAAAATTTTTCCATCATTATTTATTTTATTTAATAAACTTAATTTATTTTAATAATAAAAAATTAAGATTGATAAAAAGAAATTTATTTTATTTAGCTATACTAAAGGGGGTTTCCTTTGCCAATAGTAGCTGTAGTGGTATATACTATACTTTCTCCAAAATTTGAAAATTAGCTAATATCAGCTAATATTAACAAAAGTGAAAATAAAGCTTGCGCTTTCAGCTCCGCCTATGATAAGCTCCGCTCATAATAAAGGGCAGCTCTTCTCAAGCAGGAATTGTGAAATGCTATCAGAAAAAGATAAGATAACTTTTAGTATGGAATTAGCCGACTTCATTTATACTAATGAAGCTAAGGCTATAGTAGTATTGAAAGCAGTCGGCTTTGATAGTGCAGAAATTCAAAAGCTCTTCAACCTTTCAGTAAAGGCTCAAGAGTATTTGCTCACAATCCCTGAATTAAAATCTATCTATGATGTCTATGATATTGTAGGTGGTGATGATGATAAAACACTGCTTGAGAAAGCCGCCCAAATTGCTCTCCGCATAAAGGTTCGTCTTCTGAAGGCTGATGATACGCCGATAAATATCCGCGATAAAATAGCCACAGAAATGCTCGAACGCTGTCACGGAAAAGCTCGTATGATGATTGAGACTCACAATCTAAATTTCAATGTAGGTAATACAATGAAAGAGCTTGACCGAGCAATAGCGGCGGAAGCGGCTTCACTTGGTTTGAGTCCGGAAGCATTAACTGCTATGGTTAATGGTGAGGGCGAAGAACCGGCTGAAGCTTTGGAGGTAACAGATGGCGACTAACGATGAAACTCAGTCTCCTGAGTATAAACGTAAGCTCCGCCTTCTGAGCCTTCTCAGAAAAAAGTCTGCCTTAAAGAGTGAGTTTAAAAGCGATTTCTTTGTGCCTAATCCAGGTGGGCAGGCTATGTTCTTTGAACAAGGTGATAAAAAACGCAGGTATGTTTTTGCTGGAAACCGCTTCGGAAAATCTCACGCGGGTGTTCTTGAAGACTATGCGTGGTGTATAGGGGAAAGACGGTGGTATCCAGAAAGTTCGCCGTATAGGCGGCTTGGCATACCTGCGCGAGGTGTCAAGGGTTTGGTTATTGCTCAGACTTGGGACAAGATTGATGAAATGTTCACCAATGAGGGTATGGGTGGAAGTCCTAAAGGCAAGATGATGGACTTGTGTCCGTCAATGTTTATTACTAAAAAGATTAAAGATAATGTGGGTAGAATTACTCGCCTTCACTTTAGATATAATCTTGATGGTAAGACGCGGGATTCAGTTCTTCATTTTGCTACAGTAAAATCCTTCTTGAATAATGAATTATCACTCGAATCTTCAGACTGGGATTTCATACACATTGATGAACCTATACCGCGTGATATGTGGATTGCAGTGAGCCGTGGTCTTGTTGACAGAAAAGGCAGTGCTTGGTTTCTACTAACACCGCTTGATGAAATGTGGATTCACGACGAAGCAATCAAGATGAGCCTTGAACAGCCAAACCTGTGTTGGACTTACACTGGGGCTGCAACCGAAAACAGTCACGCAGCCGGCTTCGAGCTGTTCTACGCGGGACTCTCCGATGAGGAACTTGCTTGCCGCCGCGATGGACGTCCGCTTGCTGCTGGAAGGCTTGTGATACACGGGTACTCCGAGCAACGCAGTCTACTCAAGGGCTGCCCGAGAGGCTGGTCATCGCCCACACACCCGCCCGCAGATTGGTACTGTGCCGCGGCTATCGACACCCACCCCCAGACACCCCACGCCGTGCTCGTCGCGGCGATTTCCCCCACCGACGTCATCTTCTTCGACGAGTTCTTTAAAAAGGGTACAATGGAAGATATTGCTACTTGGTTTAAGAGTAAATCTTATTTTAATCAAATAGGCTATTTTCTTATTGAACCTGCTGCTTTTATTATAGACCAAACATCAGGTAGATGTTATGCTGATATTCTTTTGGAAAAAGGAATACCTGTAGAAAAAGGGTCTAAGGCTCGAACAGAGTGTATAAAAGCAACGAATGAAGCTTTCTATAATAAAAACCGTAAAATTTGGATACACGAAAATTTAACCTGTACGCGTAAGGAAATTGCAGGTTGGCATTATACACGGGATAATAAGCCTGCTGATGTTAATGACCACCTTATGGAATGTATGGGTAGATTAGTAATGCACGATGGATTGGAATATCGAGAACCGCCTTCAATAGCTTTAAGAAATTCTAATAGAAATATTAGTGAGGATACCAGTGATGGATTAAGTTATTCTATGCTGGATACTGTAACATTAAATGATATTTAATTATGAGATATAAAATTGGAGCAAGTGGAATTACTTTCCAGCGTACGAATACAGATGTATCTGCTGTTCTACGAGTAGTATGCACAGGAGAATATCCTGTTGAAATAGTAGTAGCCGATGCTGAAAATGAAAAAGTTTCTATAAAACCTACACAGCATTATGATTTTTCTATTAGACCTGGAAAAATTTCTATAGGTTCTTGGGGTGGTGATACTTATATTACTTGCTATCGTAAGTCTGAAACAACACTTGATACTTGTGATATAAACGGTTTTGTAAACGTACCGAGTCATATAGATGAAAATCTTTTTATAGACGGTGATTTACAAGTAGCCGGTGATACTACTATATCTGGTGGAATTAGTGCAGCAGAAGGTTCTTTTGATAAGAGTCTTACGGTAAATGGTGTAGATGTTATATCTGCGGTAAATAATGTTAACGGAAAACTCTACATCGGCGCAGGCGGCGGTTGCTTTAAAAACACAACGACAACAATCGGCGCAATCCCCGCGCGCTCGATGTGCATTACGTTAAAGTTCGACAAAGATTTTTCCGTAGCCGATTGGGGCTCAAATACACAGGCAAACATCATTGGCGATTTAGGTTATGCCAACGGCTTTTACAACGGCATTTGTTTAAGAATGACGACAGATGGAAGACTTTATCTTTTAGGCGGAAGAACTGTATCGGGCAATGTCAACCTTACCTTAAGAAACTATTTCCCCACATTCTTTGGGGGAACATCAAACCAAGTTATTCCCGCAGGAACATATGCCTTGGTTATGACCGTTTCTATGAACGAAGAATCAACCTTTTCACAGATATTCGTCAATTCAGCATTAAAGGATTCAAACACCGTGACAACCATCAACACCGCAAACTTTAATGCTGGAACTGGTTTTGATGTCTGCTCTCAAGGCAACTTCCACGGAACGGATTTCACTAAAGGTTGCTTTAGTGGTCAAATATCGCGCGTGATGGCTTTTAACTTTGACATGAGCGCCACCGACGCGCCGTACACAATAGCCGACTACCAAAGCGCAAAACCCATACCGCCTGCACTCTGCTCGACCACGGCAACACAGCGCGCACTCGTAGCCTTTGCAGACTACACCATAGCGCGTAATGCTTCAACGACTTTGGTAAAGGATATTTCCAGTAATGGAAATGATGCAACGGTAACAGGAGATGTAAAAGGAGATAAAGACCTTTTAGTATCAACTTTTGTTGATGAACTTAAAACTCAAATAGCGCAACAAGCATAAGGATATTTATGGCAAATAAACAAATTACAATGAAAAGCCAAGATGGCGTAACTATAGTTTTTAATCTTAACCAGATTATTCTGAAAGGAGAGACTGTAGTTAAGTTCGCTGATGGCAAAGAATGGAGTGATGGTGCAGCTAAAACCTATGTATACGGTGATAGTTATATATCTAAAATTCCTGATGAAATGTTTGCACAGCTTGTAGGACTTCTTGTTCCCGCTGAGCCTGTAGCAGCTGAAGCTGAAGTTGAAGAAAATAAATAGTTTAAATGTATAACGTAGAACAAATAGAAAAGCTACTTACCCGCGTTAGTGAACTTGGTTTACAAGTTCCAGCTTCATTTATGTCTACTCCAATAGAAGCGTTATGTACAATCTGCAATGGAGTTGGCTGTGAGCATTCTGAGCATATTTCTAAGGGGCTTAGAAAAGTTCTTAATCGAGTAATGTCTTTTGCTATTTGTTCTGCGGCTATACACGATTTTTGCTATTACAATTCTGACGGAACAGAAGAAAGCCGCTTAAAAGCTGATAAGATGTTTAGAGCAAATATGCTCGATGAAATAGATGGTAGTAAGGCTTTCTGGAAAATATTTCGTCAGAGAATTGCATTGGAGGCATATGCTATGGTTCGAAAGTATGGACGTTCTGATTGGTGCATAGCTTTTGCTGAAAATCAAAACAGGAAAGACAAGTAATGGGCGTTATTCAATCATTGTGGGATAGTGGTGCTCTTGGTGCTATTTTCACTGGGGCAATTACTATTTTAGGACAGCTGTCCGCTCTAAATACGCAAAAATTTTCTGCAACCATAGATGCCTTGGTGAAGGCTCAATCCGCTGATTCGTCTACTCACGATGCCGCTATAGAGCGCACAAAGGACGATGGAGGAACTTGGACGAGAAGAGCAATGATGTTTATGGCATTTACAATGATAGGCATTGCTCCTATTGTGTTTGCATTTTTCAAAGACATTCCAGTGGCGGTGGAAACCGTTGAAAGCACGGGAGGTTGGATATGGGGTTTAATACCCGAGAAAGAAAGCTTTGCTGTTGCGTACGTTAATGGTTTTTATTTGGCAGATGTTTGGAAGGAACTTTTGGCGAATCTTGTTTCCGCCTATGTTGGTGCGGGATTGACAAGGAAAGCTTTTAAATTGGGGAAATAAATTATTATATTAGAGAGCTATGGTGTTTGATGGACAATGAGCCAACGTTTAAATTTGATATACAGGGTCTTATCCGTACAGGTATTATGATAGCTACTATGGTTGGTAGTTGTTATCATATGCTTAACGTAATGAGCGAAAGAGCTGCAGCTAACGAAGGAAAAATTGTAGCTCTTGAACAGAAAGTTGATACACACGTTAAAAGTATAAGAATTTATACTTGGGAAGAGCTTACTCGAGCTTTCGTAACAAGAGATGAATGGAATAGTAACCATAAATATCTTAGAGAAGACGTTAAGTATATTCGTGATAAGCTGGATTTAATACTTAACAAGATTGCAGAGAGTAATAAAATTATTTTAAAATGATAAATCAAGAAGCAATTAACAGAGACCTTAGAGAGCGGTCAACTCAAAGTTCGCCGCTTCAATCCCGCATTTTGTCTATGTATAAAGACTTTATGCAGGTTTCTGCTACTGAAATGAGTAAGTATTGGGGTCGTTGGGATACCAATATGGTAAATTATTCTGCATATCGTAAAGTAGATGCGGAAGATAAAGCCAATATTAAAAAAGGAGGTACAGAAAAAATTTATGTACCTATCAGCTATGCTCAGGTTCAAACTGCTGCAGCGGGTATCTTATCCTTGCTTACTCAAAAAGAACGTATGTTCGAGCTTATCAGTTTTGGTCCAGAAGACCAAGGAATGAGTGAAGGTCTTGAACGAGATATTGATTATCAGATTCGTTATAATAGAATTTATAGTTTTCTTTATAAATATATATTGGATACTCTTATTAAGGGTGTTGGTGTTGGTCGTTGTGACTGGACTGTAGATAAAGCTAAATATCGAATAAAGAGAGAAGTTCCCGCTTTCAATTTTATGGGTTCTCTTATGGGTATGCTTGGTATGCAATCAGAGCCTACGATGATTATGCAGGAAACTGTAGAAGAGCTTACTCAGTACGAAGGAAATAAAATAAGTTATATTAGCCCTTATACTTTCTTTCCCGATACATCAGTATCGCTAAACGAATTTCAACGTGGGAGCTTTTGCGGTACAGAGCAAAGTGTTCCGCTTGTGAACGTTAAGGCAAAAGAAGGAACTCTCTATCACGGTACACAATGGATAAACGAGCATACGATAGACTCTAATTTTTGGGGTTTCCGTCCGCGTTATGCTGGTACGTTCGGAAAACCAAAAGAAGATTTTTCTACTACAGTTAATACTATAATGGGCAACCGCTTTTCGACTGGTAAAGACTGTGATGTAGTTGAACTGTTTATGAAAGTTATTCCTGCTGAGTTAAGTAGGATTGACCCTGAGCTGGACTTAGGTGATGAAACAATTCCAGTGATGTTTGTTTGCACAGTAGTTAATGATTATAAAATTATTCGCTTTGAACGCTACAATGAACTTCACGGAATGTTCCCGTTCTTTGTAAGTCAATATTCACCGAATGGCGATGATTATGTTGGCAAAGCCATTCCCGACCTTCTGGAAGGTCTACAAAACCTTATGAGTTGGCTTATTAATAGCCGTATGCTTAACATTCGTCAGGCAATCAAGAACCGCTTTATAGTAGACCCCGCTAAGATTGAAACAAAAGATATTCAAGCTGGAGCCGCTATGATTCGTACAAAAGGTCCGGGTGGTATTTCTAACGGCATTACACCAGTTCCTGCTATTGATGTTACTGCGAATCATATTGCAATGGTTAATACTTTGCATCAGATTGCACAGATTGTAACAGGCATAAATGAAAATGCTCTTGGTCAATACTCAGGAGGTCGACGTTCAGCTGCTCAAACAAGAGGCGTTACCGCTTCAGTACAAATGCGTTTGGGTATGGCAGCTAACCTTATTTGGTTTAGCGGTCTTGACCAACTTGGGCAGCTACTGCTTAGCAATACGAGGCAGTTTCGTTCAAGGCAAGCTTATGACCAACTTATGGGTAATGATGCACAGAAGTATCCATACGATGATGTAATACTTTCAGACCCTGAACGTATTGCTGGTGGCTATGATTTTGCTCCGCTTGAAAGTCTTACTGACAGTGGAAAAGCCCAGCTTATGGCGTTGTCAAAAGAACTTCTTAGCAATCCCCAACTTATACAAGCGTGTAATCTCGATGCAAGTAAGTTGCTTGAATACGTGTTTAATCTTGCTGGAGTTAAGAATTATGATTACTTTAAAGCTCAGCCTACAGTAGCTGGACAGCCTACGCCTCAGATAGTTCCAGACCAGACAGTGCAAGATGGAGTAGCTAACGGTACACTAGTTCCCGCTCAGGGTGGAGACTTTGTAGGCAGTGCTCTCGAAAGCTTAGTTAACCCGCAGCAATAACTATTAGGGTTATGACAGAACAACAAGTACAAGATTATATAAAAGAATTTACTGAACAGCAAAAGGAGGCTTTTGCAGATTTAATTCTTTTTGAAGAAGCCCGAACTGAAGAAACTCTTATAAAAAAGGAAAGCCTCTCAGAGGTATACCGCTACATAAATCAACTCCCAGAACTACTCTGGGATTTCATTAAATCAAAACAACCAAAGGATTAAGTTATGTCCGATACAATAAACAACGACGTTCAGCCTCAAACTGACGACCTGTCCATCAACAACCTCCCCGACACCACTCCCCCTCCCTCCGCCGACCCCGTGCAAACACAGGCGGCTCAAGGCGGAGATGCGTCGTCCCAGCCCACACCAACGACTGAGCCTACTGTCAGCCAGCCTGCTGAACAAACTCAGGTCGCTCAACCCGCTCCAGTGTATGTAGACGCAAAGCAGTTAGCCGCTGAAATGGCAAGACAGAGTCAAGCGAATCAACCCGTTGCTCCTGCTCTTACTCAGGAACAGATTGATGATATACTTCAGAATTTTACTATTGGCGATACTGAAGTAGAGAATTTTTTGAATCCTGATACTTCGTTGGCTGATAAAGCAAAGATGCTTAAGCAGTTTATACAACGTGGAGTTGAGAATGCTGTAGCAAGAAGCAATGTTATTGCACGTAGTACAATGGAAAAATTTTATAGAGAAGAATTTGTTCCTGTACAATCTAAGATTTCTTATGATAGTGCGATGAGTTCTCGAAATGCTTTTTATCAGGAATATCCTGGTTTTGAACCATACGCTGATGCTGTCTCTTTGGTAGCTAAAAGTGCTATGTCTAATCCTGAAGTAGCTAAGATGTCGCCTGACAAGGCTCTATCTTATGTTGCTGAACAAACAACTGCGCTGTTGCGTAAAACAATTCCGAATTTTGACCCGAAAGTAAAAACTGATAACGTGGCTACGTCGCCTGTAAATACGGGTTCGGCAGTTCCTAAAGCGACTCCGAGTAGCTTTTCATCAAGTACAAGGGTGATAACTACTCCATCGAATGGGGCACTGCCTTCGTCCGTCCTGCGCGATGCTGATGTTTTTGGTGACGAGGGTCTTCAATAAAAATAAATTATGAGTGAAAATACAATACTTGGATTGCCGACAGTTGCGAAACTGAGAAGCAAAAATCTTGTCAATGAGTCTATACGTAGACGCATTATTCACAGCTTCCCCAATGGTGGTTCGCCATTGTGTGCTTTGCTGGCGTGGTCGAAAGTTGCTCCTATCAATGATACGAAGCATACTTGGTATGAAAAAATTTATGTAACTCCGAGAGCGAATGCCCGTGGTACAAATCCGGCTACGAGTGATGCTCCTGGTACGGGTGATTCAAATGACGGTACAGCTTTGGCAGCTGGTGCAAAAACCACGGCAACAGTAATTTATATCAAGGTTGATAGCACTGCTAACCTTGCTGTAAATGATGTTATTCGTATTCCTGCTTGGGACGTTCCGGTTAAGATTGTTGAGATTACGCGTGGCGTTGCTAACGCAGAATCGAATGGTTATCTTAAGGTAGTTCCGCTTCGTGCCTTTACTTACGCCGTAGCAAATGCTATTAAAGCTAACGACATACTTGATGTTGTTGGTTCGGCTTATGCTGAAGGCTCTGGCGCAGGTACTTCGAGAGGTTTCCGTTATCCTGCAAACGTAATGAATCAGACTCAGATATTTAAAGAATCTTATGAATTTACTGGTTCGGCTGCTAAGACCGACCTTAAATTCGATTCTACTGGTATCTATAAAGAAGAATCGATGGACGCTTGCCGTAATCATATGGCTAAGATTGAAAAGGCTCTTCTTTTTGGTCAGCGTACTACGACAGAGGATTCTGCAGGTAAGGAAATTCGTACGATGTCTGGCATCTTGGAGTTCCTGAAACTTTGGGACGCTGGTTCGACAGGATTGACTATCGATGGTCAGACCTATGCGCCTTATGATTTTAAGGCTGCATCTACTGATGATACTGATAATCAGAAACGTTATATCGTAAATGCTGATGGTAAAGTTAGCATTGACCGAATTGAACGTTGGCTGAGGAACATTAATGTTTATCATCAGTCTAAAACAACTGACCGTCTCTGCTTGTGCGGCTCTAATGTTATGTTGACTATGTCTAAGATGATGCGAGACCAGGGTTCGTATCAATGGGTACAGGGTCAGGATTTCTTTGGTACTAAGTTTAATAAGCTTATTACTGCAATGGGTGAAATTGTGTTTATGACGCATCCGTTGTTCAACGAAAATCCGCTTTACAACTCTTCTGCTTTGTTCTTGGATATTTGGTCTTTGAATTTCCGTCCTATGCAGGATAGAGATACAAAGATAATTAAAAATATTCAAGCGAATGATGAAGACTTGAGAAGAGACCAATGGTTGACAGAAGGTTTGCTCGAGTTCTGGAATCCGCAGAATCATATGTTCGTAGAAAACTTTAGCGTCTACGATAAGACTGTAGCTTAATATAGAAAGGCGAAAAATTATGGCACTTGATGGTAAAGTACAAGGAATAGACCTTTACGGTAATATGCCGCCTAAAGGGGTAAATCCGTTTGAGAATAAGGGTATTGAACCGATGACATCTCCTGTAAGAGAAAATTCGGAAGTCAATAATCCTGCCCCTGATTATTCGAACGGAGGTATTCCCGGAGGGCAAACTGATAGTAGTGGTATCGGTAAATAACAATCCAAAGGTGGTGGGGTTAAAATCCCACCACCCTCTTCTTTTTAATTATGTCAATACCTAATGGAACAAAACTTATTTCTATCTGTTTAAAAACTA